GTGTTGGTTTAATTTCTCTAATATTTTTTAGTTTACGATAGTCACCTCTAAATCCTCTTTTGTCAAGTGTCTCTAATAATCTCATTCGTAAGGGTATTGGAAGATAATGAAAATTAATTCCTAGAAATCCTCCGGGCGCTGACTGTATAGGCATGACAAGAGGAAATGTATCGTAGTAAGGCAATACTGCTTTGAGTTTAGGATCATAACGAAAGAAATGCAACTTATTAAAAGTAGGTGCATTTTTCAATTTACCTGAACGCATTAAACGAGCTGCAGATATTCTGTTTGATAAGTCTGCTACTTTCTTCTTGTACCAATTGATAGATAAATCTCTATCGCCTGCTGCGTTTCTAATTGTATCAAATACTGATGCCATGATAACTATTTATCTAAATAATTAAGAATGAGAAAAAGAATAAAACGAATATCAAGTAGAATACTAGTTCAAGGAAAGTATCGTCCACAGAATCCAAGTAAGTATAAAGGCGACCCTACAAACATTATCTATCGCAGTTCTTGGGAACTAACAGTATTCAAATATCTAGACAACAATCCTTCTATACTCAAATGGGCAAGTGAAGAAATATTCATTCCTTATCGTCATCCTCTTACAAATAGAATAAGTAGATACTTTCCTGATTGTTGGTTGCGTTATAAAAATAATAAGGGTGAGATTGTAGAGACAGTATGGGAGATTAAACCAAAGAAACAAACTGTTCCTCCAACTGTTCCTAAACGAAAAACGAAATCATGGAAGTATAATGCAGAGCAATATGTAATCAATGACGCAAAATGGAAAGCATGTAGAAAGTATTGCGACAGAAAGGGTTACAGTTTTCAAATCATCACAGAGGATATACTTAAACATTGGTCAACAATTCCTTCATTATAAGACATAAATAGTCTTATGGCCAGTCTTGCAGAAAAATTATTAAACAGATTAACAGGTGGTGTTTTAAATAGAAGCTCCACAAATGTTACATCATCAGCACCTATTCGTAATAGTAGAGCAAAAGAATTTTCTAGTTCAGATGATTTCGCAAAATCAAATGAGAATGAATACTCATATGGTTCACTACGATATCCACTTAATCTTGGAACAACAGAGGAGTTTGGTCATTACATATTATTTCATATATTTGAACGCACTAATTCAAAGTATCATGGCCCACAAGAAGTAGAACAAATTATTGCTGCAGGAACACCTTTTCAAAGAAAAGAAAAAAAGATTGTTAAAAAAGCAAATTTAGAATTTAGTGAGGGTGTTGTAAGACAACAAGATGATGACACTATTGCTAATGTATATAAAAGGCAAGATGACGCATTATCTAAGAGTATAAGTGGTGGTCTTCGTAAGAGTAAGAGATTGGTACGCACAAAAGACACGATTGCTCTATACATGCCTAATGGAATGAAAGCAGATTACGCTGTTAGTTATAAAAATAGTGAATTAGGAATGGCAGGTATTCTTGCACCAGACCTTGCTGGCGTGTCAAACATGGATCAATTAGTATCAACACTAAAAGCTTCAGGAACAGGTGCCGCAATAAGAGATACAATTGCAGACGCTTTAGCTGTAGGGGCAACTACAAAGGTTGCTGGGTTTTTATCTGGTGCTGATGTAGAGGGTGCAACAAGAAAAATACTTGGGAAAGCACTTAATCCTGCGTTAGAGGCTATCTTTACAGGCGTTGACTTGCGTAATTTTGATTTTAATTTTCGATTTACACCTAGAAATGAATCAGAATTTAGAACAGTAGATGCAATCATTAAGTTATTTAAGTTTCACATGATGCCAGAAAGAGTACCAGGACAGAATATAGGTCGTCATTTAATATTTCCAAGTGAGTTTGATTTACAATTTATGTTTGGAGGAGTAGAAAATGCGTGGATACCTTTTGCTTCTTCTTGTGTGTTGAAAAATATGAATGTAAGTTATGGACCAGGTGGCGAATCACAGTTTTTACAACCCATTGATGTTCCAGGTGGTAAGGCACCACCTCCAAGTGAGATCAATATGTCACTATCATTTACAGAGACAGAGATTATGACTAAAGAAAAAATTGCAGAAGGATTCTAATCATGAGTTATTTTAGTAAGTTTCCACTCTATCAATACGATATATCTGACACACAAAATAGAACATTAATAACAGATATACTACGCCGTGTCAATCTCAAAGGCAATGCAAGAGCGAATACGCTAGTTTTTGATCAATATGTCGTGCAAGACGGAGATCAACCTGATATGGTCGCACACAAATATTATGGAGATTCAGAATTACACTGGTTAATTATTACAATCAACAACATAACCTCCCGTTATGATTGGCCGCTTGATCAGGTTGCGTTATCTTCTTATGTTATTAACAAGTATGATGATCCTGATGGTATTCATCATTATGAGATTAACGCAACATCAGGCGATACAACAACAAAACTAGAAGTATCTAGTGACACAGATGGCGCATTACCTGTAACAAATTACGAATATGAACAGACAGAGAACGACAACAAACGCAGAATACGACTATTAGATCGTTTTTATGTGCAACAATTTAAAAAGGACTTTGAGAAACTAATCACTCGAAGAACATAATAAATGGCAAATGAACTACAATTTGCTGGAGATTACAGATTAAGTCAAATAGTATTATACTCCAGTAGTGACCCTATTGATTTACGACCACTAATGTTAGAACTCAATCTCTATGAGAGCGTACATAGTCCCAATATGTACGGCAATCTAGTGATACGAGATAGTGCAAATCACAAACAAAACGCACCTATCATAGGACAAGAAGAACTTGAATTTGAAATATCTATTCCAGAAAACGAAACAATTGATGCATCCAAGTACCGTATGCGTATCTATAAAGTAGATAATATCACAGAAACTGCTGAAAGAGAACAAGTTTATACACTTCATTTCATTACAAAAGAAGCATTTAAAAACACAAAATCAACAGTTTTAACTTCTTTTGAAGGACCAAGTGATGTAATCTTTACACGAATTATGCGAGATGTAATTAAAACAAACAAATCACTTTACATTGAACGAACTAATACAAACTTTAAACTATTAGGAAATAATATGCGACCTTACGACTTTGTACGCATGGTAGCGAAAAGATCACAGTCTTCACAATTTGAAAGTGCTGGTTATCTATTCTATGAAAATCACCGTGGAATACACTTTCGTTCATGGGAGAGTTTAATACGAGGAGGAGATCGACATAGAAAAATCAAAGAAGAATACTATGTCACGCCAAAGGGAGATAATATCAATGTTGAAGAAGATATGAAGAAAGTCAATTCCTATGAGATACTCAAAGTACAAGATGCTCTCGCTGGACACGCAAGTGGATTTTTTGGCAGTAAACACTACAATTATAATCGTATCAACAAATCACTGAGTATTACAGATAGTAATTACATACAGAAATTCAACAAACGAAACACGACAGAGGATCGAGGATATCCGTTTCTTCCGAATAATCCCGAGGACGCTACGAATAAGAGTTATTCCGACTTTGCAGACGCTAGAATATTTGTCTCCTCTTTCGACAACGCTCTACACACACAGTCCACGACAGACGAGAGAAACTACGACAATAACAGTAAAATACGACAAGATCGACTTCATGATGTACTTGATCATGAGCAGATGATATTACGAGTAAGTGTTCCAGGAAACACTAATCTGGCGGCAGGAGACTTAATTAAACTCAACATACCCTCTTATGAAAGTATTGACACAGCTGCAGATCGTGTCTATGACGTATATTTGAGTGGACGATATATAATCACAGAGGTTGTTCATAGTGTCAACGAAGTGAATTATGTAACAACCTTTAAGTGTGTACGAAATGATGTTCTTATTCCGTATCCACAAACAGATGAGAGTATTGAAGACAGAACAAACTATGTAGAACCCTCAAAGAGTAGTATAGACGTGCTTGAAACCACTGTTGTAGATGACACAGAGAATTAAACATGGACATAGATAAGTTAAAATTAACAGAAATGCGACCACTTAAAACCCTTAGTTTATATGACCTTTTAGCGAAGAAAAGACGAGAGAATATGCAGAAACACACAGAGCAGACACATTACGCAAAAGATCAAAAGAATAGTAAGTCTAGTCCTTTAAAACAGACGGCCCAACGGCTGAAAAAAGAGCAGTAGTATGAGAAATTATTACGGAGTAGTCGAGAGCAGAGCAGATCCCAAGCAGTTAGGCAGGGTTCGTGTCCGTGTATTGGGTATCCACACAGAGGACAAAGTATTGCTACCCACTAGCGATTTGCCATGGGCCACAGTGCTTTCCCATGATGGCAGTAACAGTGGATTAGGCACTAGCCCTAGTTTCTATGTAGAGGGCACATGGGTGCTAGTAGGCTTCTTTGATAGTGATATGCAAGAGCCATATGTCATAGGTGGCATTAATGGTATCCCAAGCAGTCTAGGAGATCCCACTGTAGGCTTTAATGATCCTAACAGTCGTTCAGATGATGAAACAAAGTCCGTGTATCCAGCAGTCGCTAATGTATCTGATGTGCATGAGAATGCTAGAGGCAGTCTAACGGCCGCCGGCCCGGTGGCTCGTGACAGTATAAGAAAGACCAGTATCCCAAGTGCAGACTTTGATGAGTTCAGTATAGCTACAGTTCTAGGCACATTAACAGTAAGAGGAAGTAATGGCAGTACCTTTGATGAGCCGTTAGTGGTAGAAGGCACTTATAAGCCTACTTACCCGAAGAACCATGTGTATAATACGGAGAAAGGCCACTTGTTTGAGTTTGACGATAGTGAGGGGTATAGCCGTATAGCTCTTACTCATAGTGCTGGTTCTTATTTCGAATATAGTAATGATGGTACGCTTGTCTCTCATGTTGTTTCAAAGATGTTTGAGATTGTTTCGAGTGATAAGTCTTCTCTCATAGAAGGTGATGTAATTGAAACGATTGATGGTTCTCTGAAATTAAAGGTGAATAAACTAGATGAATCTGGTAATAACTATGATATTGAAATCGGGTCTGGTGCGAATATGAATATTATGATTCGTTCTGGTTCGTTGAATATGAATGTGAATGGTAATGTTAATCTATTGAGTAATGATGATGTGAATATCTCTTGTGATAACTTTAGGGTTGACGCTTCGAATAAAGTAACGATTTCGAGTGGTGATAAGATGTTATTAGATAGTTCTGGTGAGAATGATATTAATGGTACGCCGATTAATCTAAACTAGGTATACCCGTCAAAACTGAGCGACCTTTTCTAATCTATAAATGCAATAGACACTTTTCCCCTATATACTAGTATGATTGAAACTATATTTAATGATTCATTATATGCAATTGATCTGAATCGTTTGATCAGTCCGAACGATTGTGTTGAAATACAAAGAACACAAGAGAATATCATTCGTTCTAATGAAGGCGGATATCATTCTGACAATCTGATTCATTTACCACTTCTTGCACCACTCATTCAAACAATACGAGAACATGCAACAATCTATGCCAACGATCTTGGTCTACAATCTCATTTAAATGTAAAGAATATCTGGTTGAATATCAATGGATATGGAAACTACAATAAACCTCATGTTCATCCACAGTCTTGTTTATCAGGTGTGTATTATGTCACTTGCCCACAGAACAGTGGACAAATAAAATTTATACGAGAAAACAATAAACTGATTGATAGTTATTGGTTACATTATAAGAAAAAAGAAACACCGTATTCTTGGAATGAGTTTGGTGTACCCCCTCGTGCAGGATTGTTATTACTCTTTCCGAGTTATATGGAACACTATGTGGAACCTAATCGTAATGAACGATTACCTCGAATGAGTTTCTCGTTTAATCTTTCGTGATGACCCCCCGTCAAAACTGAGCGGCTTTGATTTAGTATCTTTTGATAAGTTTAATTCTAATTGTTTGGGAGCGCATTTTCCACAGCATTCTGGTGTGCCACACTTATCGTGAACGATTGTTTCGGTGCCACCAGAGGCAGATATGTATGATAGTTTCTCTCTCATGATACTCTATATAGTAGTATAGAAATTATTTATTTTTATTTACATTTACAGGAGTGAAATCGTCTATATACATATGCCCTATGCCCATAAAGTGCTAAGTGCGAAACACATCGCCTTTCCTGAGTATCACAAAGTCTATCACATCACACAACTCGGCAACTTCATAGATTACGATTCGAAACAAATGACTTCAAGTGCAAAGTTTCGTTTAGAATGTTTGTGTAAAGAACTTGATACACATGGCATGATGCATCCTATCATTGTCTCTTACAATGCCTACGAAGTCTCAGTCGGACATCAACGAGTATGGTATGCTAAACAAAAAGGATATACACATATAGACTGTTATCACATTGTCGATCAAGCATCATGGGAAAAAGTTTAT